CCCATGAGTGAAAGGGTATCGATGCCGGTGATGGCAGCGGTCGCGCGATTTGCGGAAAGTGCAGCTTGATTGCCGTCCAATCCGATCATCTTCGCGATCTTTAGGTTATGCTGCATCGTCAGGCGATGCTCTTTGGCTTTGTCGATGCGGGGCAGGCGATGGCCACCCGCCACGCGCTCCCGCTCTAACTCTGCCCACCGATCAACGAGGCGGGCGGTGAATTCGGGCGAAAGCTGTGCAACGACGATAATGCTATCGCGCTTTCCCTGCTCACCTTCAAAAACATAGACCTTGGTGATGTAGGTTCGGCCATTGGCGCCGGTTTCGGGAACGTCCCCCATTGGGGGTTGTGAAATAACGCCGCGCTCGATCATGCGCTCGATTGACAGCTTCACCTTGTCATGTCGCGAGCCGGTTAGTGCCGCGATATCGAGGCTGCTCATGCTGGCTGGCGTGTTGCCACCGCCTCCGCTATACATCAGTGCATTCATATAGATTTCCTTCTGTGTGAAGGCGTCGGGGTTTTGGTTACGAGGCCTGTCCCGACGCCGCTTTTCTGTATTGCCCAAGGGCAAATACGATCTCACCGGTCATCGACCGTTGGTTTTCACGCGCCTGCTCCCGAACAAACTCTTTCAAGTCGCTCGGCAACCGAAGCCTGAAGTGTTCATCTTGTCGTGACATGCGCTCCTTCCTTTTGTTGCACCACTTTTGGTACAACGGTGGAGCATTGCCAGTCAAGCCCATTTTGACCATTGGTGGGGCATGTCAAGAGAAGACCCATATTTCCGCCTTCGCATACCCGATTCGCTAAAGGCGAAGGTGTCTGAGGCCGCCGAAGAGAACCACCGAAGCATGACCGCCGAAATCATTGCCCGCTTGGAGCGGTCCTTTGATGCTCCAAGCCAGTGGACAGACCGCGACCGAGCATGGTTCATTAATCAAATGCAGCAGCAGGTCATAAAGCACGCAAATGAATGGACGCATGAACAAGATGCAGACGCCAAGATGAAGGAGCTTCAAGACGAGGAGCGGCGGCTGTTATCTCAAACCCGATCTTAACCACCCCGGCCATCCTCTGGATCGGGACGGGGATGGGATTGCGTGCGAATAGATAACTGTTGACTGATGTATCGCGTGATGATACGTATCACTTCATGATACAGGGCGCCAAAGGGAAGTTGATCGAGCATGTGTTCGTCGGGCGCGCGGGTAAGGGCTTCCCGGCTGATATCTTCCGGGTGGCTGTTCGTAAGGTCGCGATGCTGGAATCGGCTGTCAAGCTAGACGATCTCAAGTCACCTCCGGGAAATCGCCTTGAGGCGCTGGAGGGCGACCGTGAGGGCCAGCATTCGATCCGGATCAACGACCAATGGCGCATCTGTTTTGTCTGGACCGAAGATGGTCCGGCAGATGTTGAGATCACCGATTATCACTGAATGGAGGATGAAATGACCATGCTGCAAGTGCCGGTCCATCCCGGCGAAATTCTGAAGCACGAATTTCTGGAGGAAATGGGTATCAGCGCCGGGAAGCTGGCCAAGCATATCCATGTGCCTCGGACGCGGATCGAGCGTCTGGTTTCGGAGGAGACTTCGGTCACGCCGGACACGGCTATGCGCCTTTCGCGAGCGCTCGGCACCACTCCGGAGTTCTGGCTGAACCTTCAGGCGCATTATGACCTGCTGACCGTGAAGTCGGAAGATGTTGAGGATATCGGGTTGATGGTGGCGGCCTAACCCGCCGCCATAGCCCTTCGCAGCATTTCCGAGCCACCCGGCGATGCGTTCGGCTTGCCGCTGGCCTTGGGATCATTCATCTCGATCTTGGCATCCAGCGCCTCGAAATAGTCGGAGAGCGTGCAGGCCCTCCAGTCGATACCCATCTCACCGCAGTTCGCGATGATCCGTCCTTTCTCCAGCGGCTGCGGCTTGTTCTGCCTCAGGCCGGGTCGTTTTTTTTTACGTCGATCGCCTTGTGCGCGGCGCGCAGGATATCCCATGCCAGCATGACACCCTCTTCCAGAGGCCGGGCAGGATAGACATAGGTGTCGACCAGTTCGCGGGCGCGCGTCGGGCCGACCTCGCTTTCCTGTCCGTCGATCGTGCAGCAGTTGCCGCCAATAATGGCGAGCCGGATGATTTCGCGCACATCTTGAACGAGGATCGGGGCGCCAGCGATCCAGACCGGCGTCTTGTCCTCGCCCTGAAGGCCAACCGCCTGACAAAGCTGCTCGTACATCGTGCCGATGGCACGCGGGTAGATGCCTTCGTGCCGATACGCCTGCGGGCCGCGCTCCAGCTCGAAAATCTGCGGCATCTGAAAACCGAACCGGAACAGGCCCGGCCCGAAATTTCGTTCGATGAAGGTGTCCATTACGGAGCCGGCGTCCAGGTCCATGCACCTTCATTGTTCAGCGTGATTTCGCCGCTGCTGTCACCGTTGATGTCGGTACTGATATTGTCAGCAACCATGATGTACGAGCCGCCATAGGTGCCGAGCAAGATCCCGGCATCCGTGCCATTGGCCTGCCGCAACTCGATCTGGTAATTCTTGGCCACACCCAACGCAGCTTCGAACGATACGATGTTCGCGATGTTCATCGCACCGGAGCCGGTGATGGTCAGTGACAGGCCAGTCACGCGGTTCTTGCGCACCGCCGGCTGACCGAGCTTCGTGCAGTCGCGCCGAAATCGGTCGTTGGAGTTGGCCACCTTGTTGACCGCAACGTTTTCGATGCCGCAGATGGCGGCGAAAACTTCGGTCGGGGTGGCCCCGTTGCCGACCTTGATGACGGCGAAATCTGCTTCGGTCGGCAGCGACATGAATATTCTCCCGCGTGGAAATAAGCGGGAGGGTAGGGCGGGCTACTCGGTCGGTTTACCGCCTTCACCTTCGATAAGGTGGAAGCGGTTGCGGCGGCGCTCGGCTTCCCATTCGGCCTGGCTTGGCTCTTTGGATCGCAGGATCGTGCACCGCATCAGGTGAGCGGCCTCGCTATCGCCCTGCTTGTCGAGCGATTCCGCAGCTTCCGCGATGTCATCCGGATCAACCGCGCCGGTCTTCATCATCTGGATCAGAAAGGCGGTGAGCATGCGTTCTGAGACATCTGGCATGCGCAGACGATACAGTCAGGCCAGCACCCTAGCAACGCAATTCAGGAGGCCGTGATAGGCATCCGCCTCGGCGCGATCCCGCATCAGGGCGGTGGACGTCACCCGCACTCTGAACGATCGGCCCGCGCTCTCGAAACGGTTGCCGGACAGCACAGGCTCGATCGCTTCGAGAATGCGGCCACAATGGTCCTCGGCCGTCTCGACCATCCGCTTCAGGTCTGGGCCGTCGTAAACCGGCTTAGCGAAGGCGTGGACCATGAAGCTGACTTGCGCCCCATTCACACAGACCCCCTTGTATGGAAACGAGGTGGGGCCGTCCCAGCGGATGAACGGCCAGCCATGCTTTTCAGGCTGCGTTTGCGGAAGTATCTGCGTCGCCGGCACCAGTGCCGTCACCGCCTGCGTCGTTTTCAGCGCCGCCAGTATCACCTTGCGCGTCGGGATGATGAACATTCTGGAGGTTCCTCGCTTCGAAGGCTTCGGCGATATCTGCCGTCACATTATGATTGCCGGGCTGGTAGACGACGGAGCGCATCAGGCTCTCGACATGCGTCCATGGTTCATCGGTCACTTTGATCCAGGGCATTGGCTTCTCCTTACGATTTTCGCCCGCGCGCCACCCACTGAGACGAGGCAGCATTGCGCGAAACACTCTCCACCGACCAGCGCCCGGCGAATGGCCCGTTGCGCACCTCGATCTGATGATCCGTCGTCAGCGGGCCGGACAGGGATGCGGTGGGGATGATCATCCGCCGATCGGTTTCGACAAAACCTTCCTGCGCGCGCATCGCGGTATCGGCGCTATCGACCTGCACGACGCAATCACGCTGCCATGGACCGGTAGGCGAGGGGATCAGAGAGCCGCCATCATCGAACGCAGGCGCCGTCTGGGATATGACATAGCCCAGCCAGAATGGCCCGTCATCATCGGCCGCGAACATCTGCGCAAACTGACCGTAAAGCTCCGAGAACATCAGACGCAGCCCATCAGGATAGGACCACCGAAGAGGCGCTGGTGGATCGCCTGTAGCTGCTTGCCGTAGACCGTGGCGGCGAGGCCACCCTTTGCGCGTCCGGTGACGATCTCCTCCGACAGGGTGACCGCGAAGTCCCCGCTCTCGAAATCGGTTGCACCGTTCAGCACCATCGCCCCGGCGGCTCCGGTTCCGACGCCCATGAGCGTCAGGGTGTGCGCCAGCATCAGCTCGGTCGCGTCCTGCTGATCAACGCCATAGCGATCGGTCACGCGCGGCTCGACCTTGCCTGCCCATGCTGCGTATTGGCCATCGGTCAGGGTTGAGAACTGCGGATAGAGCGCTTGGAATGCGGCTAGGGTGGGGCGGGTGTAGGTCATGGCGTTCCTCACAAAAAGGGCCGCCGCGCGCTGTGCGAGGCGGCCCCGGTTGCCCATAATCTGGCGATTACTTCTTCGGCGTGGTCAGCGTCTCGACCTGCTTCGTGAGGTCGGCGTTGGCCGTTTCCAGCGCGGCCTTCTCGCCAGTCAGCGTCTCGACCTGCTTCGTGAGGTCGGCGACCTTCTGGTTGAGGACGTCGAAGTCGCCCGCGTCGGGGCCATCGGAATCTGCCGCAGTGTCCGACTTCTTCCCCAAGTCCGGCACAGCGCCGACGATCAGCTTCGGGTCGATTTCAACCGCCTGACCCGGCTCGATCCAGACCGTACCGGCTTCGGTGTTGATGCCGCGCAGGCCGGGCGTGTAATTCGTGAACTTCTTCATGGCTTACACTCCGTCGACAAAGGTGATGGCCTTCGGGATGCGGTTTTCGTAGCCGCCGATATTCATCAGGCCCGGAACCTCCCAAGAGAACGGACCCTTCTGCCATGCAGTGAACATCTGATGGCCACCGCCGGGGAGGTGGAATTTATGCACCTCGTTGGTGTTCGCATAGGCAATCAGGCGCTTGGTGCTGCCTGCGCCGGCCGTTTCGAGGTGGCGCGACCGCTTGATTGTCAGCGCGCCGATCACCGAATTCGCCTGAAGATAGGCCAGCACCGACATGCCGGTGTCAGTCATGCGCTTCGACGCCAGGATATTATAGGTTGAGGTAGGCAGAGCCAGCGTGTTGGCGCGGTAGGTTTCGCTGGTGTTCGTTTCGACAGACGTGATGGCGTTGTTGATCACCGCCACGTCATCATCGCCGGTCGATGCGGTGCTGATCGCCTGAGCCGCGCTTACAGTCGTTGCCAGCGGGTTGTTGATGAAACCCGTGGTGAACTTCAGGCCATCGCCGCGCATCGCCGTCTTGTGGATGAAGCGCTCTGCGGTCTTGGACGACGCATCGCTCTTTTCCGCCAAGACGTTGACGCCGAGCTGCTGGCCGCGCTCCAGATCCATCCGGTTCCACTTGTAGCCGATGCCGGCCATGTGGTTTTCCTGAAGGAACTGCGTCCGGCTGACGTCGGCATAGGGCATGTCGTCGGCGGCCACGTCGAACCATTCTGGCTTGCCCGCGATATCGCCCGAATAGAACAGCGAGCCAGCGGACCAGATCGTCCCGGTGGTATCGACCGGCATGAAGTCCGCATAGTCTGCCAGCGGATACTTCATCATGTACGTGCCCTGCTCGACCCGCAGGAGCTGCGGAGCAAGGAAGGCAAGGGTCTGCTGGGCGTCGTTCAGATCGACGCCACGGATCGCATCGGCGAACGAGGTGCCGCCGTTTTCAGCGTCGAGATGGGCAACCGCCGCCTGAACGCTATCGAAGAAAATAGGCTTGGTCATGTCAGTCCCCCTCAGCGGCGCACGATGCGGACGGGCGCACCGCTCGCCGCTGTGTCATCAAATTCCCATCCCGTCGCGAGCGTGTTGCTGGTCGAGACATTGGTGATCGCCCCTGCGCTGGTCACATAGACAGGCTGACGGGGCGTGACTGCTGCGCCCGCAAGCACCCAGATTTTGCCGCGATTCTTGATGCGCAGATTGTCCTTGGTGATGAACGTGTCTGCCGCGCGGTCGGGGGTGACAGGAAGGGCCTTGTTGGCGATGGTGAAACCCAAAAGACTGGCGCTGGGCGTGGTGACGGCGCCGCGATCGGCCGCGCCTTGATAGACCGCCTTGCCGAAGCCCACGGTTGCACTTTCCAGTGTGCGCGTGATGATGTTGGAGGCTTCGCCGTCCGCTTCCATGCCGGGATAACCGACCGGGATGTCCTCAACGAAGCTATTCTGAAGAACTGCCATGATCGTTTCTCCTTATGCCGCGCCAGCGTTTCGGTGAGCGTTCTGCTTGTCGGACAGCCATGCGGCGCGGGCGGTCTGAATGCCGGCGGCGCTGTCGGTGACGGCCTTCGGCGCCCCC